GACCGCCATTTAATGTTGTCCATCTTGCGCCGGACCTCTTTCATGAAAGGTCCAACGCGAAGGATTCCAGCCGGAACAGATAGACCGGGCATGTCTTTCTCTAAAACTGCCCAGTACCATCTACTCTCATACAATGTCAGCATCCGCTTAGGGTCCTCGGGAACCATCCCGAAGCCCCCAAGCTGAGCTGGTAAGTAAATCGGAAGCTTCTTTTCTTTCGCGAATCGAAATTCGCGAGGGAAATAAAGTCCCAGTAGTTTGTTCGTTATCTTCGAATTCACACCTCGCCGAAAGGCTTGGTCTGAAATCGAGGATATAATATTGAAACGGTCGACGTTTCCGGAAGTCACGAAAGACTTCACAGAAAGCGTCGGCACAATATGGAAACCATCATGACGAAGGAAGTAGCATGCCTCGCAAAAGGTGCCACCATCCTTCGACTTGAAAGATTTCTTAGTGTTGACCTCGAAACCGACATAACGGCAAAGTTCATTCCACCGTTTTATCTGTTTCTCGGTCCAGTACGCAAAGATGTCGTCCCCTTTGTGGATAAACTCCCCAGAGGGGTCGACTTCTAAGCAAATTAAATGATGGGTGACGTCCAAGAGACTCCACGAAAGTGGAAGTCCCATGAACGCACCGCGTCGTGTCGGTTCACCCTCCACCCTGAAGTGGTCAAAGACCAGTTCGGGGGGGAGGGCAAGCCTTAAACAAAGGGTCCTCAACCAGGCGAAGCTGAAAGTATCAGTCGCCTTTTTGAGGTCCCCGGAAAACACAACGCGCCCCGGCTTCTTCTTCCATGGAAGGAAAAGCGGGGGCTCGTCAGTAATAGTCTTCCCGAATCGCACTATCCTTGGATAGACGATTCTTCGATAGACATGAGCACGGGCCACACGGTAAGGGTCGTTTTTGGTAACGACCCTAACCTTGTAGCCTCTTTCTTTGACACCCAAAACCTCAGAATCTGCCACGGCAGGTTTGTGAGCTTTGGATCCATATCGACGAGTGATCACGCGAGCCCAGTTTTTGCGACTGGCCTCGCTGTTCACCGTTAGAACAGGTGCCTTCGGGTCGACGGGGCGAAGGATCTGGTATTTCTCCAGATCCTTCGCCCTGCCGCCCTCAGACCGTTTGTAACCCACACAACTCGAACCCGAAAACGGGTGCGTGTCGTCTGGGTGGATTTTACTGATCCGATGAACGATTCTCCGTGAGAATCGATCATGTTTCAATAGTTTGTTGTATACACCTATGGATCGAGCCATCCAGGCTCGATCCGTAAGTGACAACGTGTAACCTGGTTCGCCGGCCCGCTCAAACTTGTGAGCAGGCTGGTGAACCGTGGCTTTAAACTCGAGTACGGTCTTGAGCACCTCCTCGTCGTTAGACAGAGGAAGCGCTCGAGCCACACAGGAAATTATGAAGAGTTGTTTTCTTGAAGGCGTAAACCCCTTCGGGAAAACTACTCTACGAGTACCGTCGCCCATCCTCTCGCCCGTTAGGGCTTGACGACGCGCTTCGACTAAAGCACCTTTTAAGTTCTTGATCGCCTCATGTGGGCGTTCTAGTACCTTAAGGTATGTTTTTCGGATAATCTCCGCGAGAGAAATGTTTCTCAAGCGGAGTTTCCAACCACACGCGACCCAAGAGGCCACGAGAGAGTCCACGACAAGCATAGACCTCTTGTGATCTCTGGGATCGGTTGAACGGATTGTCGGGGAGGATGACCCTTCCCCCCTGACATGGCGTCCCTTCAATCGTAGGAAGTCGATGGCG